ATGATATCAATAACAGAAGTTGGTGCTCAAAGAGTAGCAGAGTTTCTTGAGAAGAGAGGATCTGGCATAGGCTTGAGAATAGCTATCAATACAACTGGCTGTTCGGGATATGCCTATAATTTAGAATTTGTTGATACCGTATCAAAAAATGATACGGTATTCGAGTCTAATCGTATCAAAATCATAATTGATAATAAATGGTTAACGATGGTTGATGGTACTGAATTGGATTATGTACACGAAGGTCTTAACGAAGGATTCGAATTCCACAATCCAAATACGAAAGCAACATGTGGTTGCGGAGAATCATTTACTGTCTAACATTATAATGTATTAATATAGCGTTATTATAAATAATTATAATGGCACTTAAATGGGAAGACCTTCACACAACTGAACAACTAGAATATCTCGAATGGATGGAATCCCTTCAATGTTCTGGCAATATTTCTATGGATATCACAGACGATGAGTTCATGGCTAAGATGGTTAGAATGTATAACTGTGACAATCATCAGGGATTTGATCCTGATGATGTGGAAAATCTCGGCGAATGGTTCGGCCTCTGACATGGCGGATGTCATCCAATTCAAACCAAAGAAAGAAGATTTTGTTGAGCTATGGCCAGGTGATTGGGAAATAGAATACAACCCTAGCTTATACGAATTAAGACAAACAATAAACACAATCGAAGGATACCGGTATATGTTAATGGACGAGTTAGCAGATGCAGGAGTACAATCCGAATTTCAAATCAGAGATAGAATAAACCAATTAGATTGTATGCTGAATGTATTAATGGAATACTATAGTTGCTCATAGTATAAATAACACTATGAATGATAAACAACAAATAGGTGACAGTACAGATATGCAAATCAACTTACGTTGGTTCTTACAAATTATGGTTGTTGTAGGTATTGCAGTATGGGGTTACTTTGGCTTGACCGAAAGGATTACATTCTTAGAGCATAACCTAAAGGTTGCTAACATTCAAGTTGATATGAACTCAGAGTTTAGAATCAAATGGCCAAGAGGTGAACTTGGAGCATTACCAGATGATGCAGAACAAAACATGAGATTAGATATGGTTGAAAATACCTTAGAAAAGGTTGAACAATCAATGAAAAATACCCATGATAAGATACATAGCTTAGAAGATAAGCCATATATCCCAATCAAATAGAATCCAAAGGCGGATTCGCAAGTAAGACAACGACGTCCTTTTAAAATAAAAAGGAGAAAAATATGTACCACGATTCAGGTCTATGCGGTTTCTTAAAAGGAGCAGATAGAATCTACAATAAAAAGGCTTCACTTTGTGAAGATCTCAAATTCGCAATGTATCTTAATGAGAAACAACCAACGGAACTTAAACTACCAAAGCATAAGTTAATTATGGCTAGATTCAAGCAGGTTAACTGGTGGAAAGGCTTTCCGGATCTATCTGAATATAAGGGGTATAGAAATGAGTGAGGAAACAGACTACTGGAAATAGTTGTATAAATAAATTTATATTATGAAAGGAATTATATTATGGACATACAAGAAATACTTGACATGTGGGCACTCGACGGTCAGATAGACGAATTCAAATTAGACGATACCACAATCAAAAATGCTGCACTTCACTCAAAGTACTTGAGTTTAATCACTGTAGCAAAACTAAAAAAGAAACAAAAGAAACTAGATTATAATAAACTACTAAAAAATAAGTGGTTATATTATAATGGTAAGCTAAGTAAGGATCAGATAGATTCATTCGGATGGGAATATGACCCGTTCAATGGGTTACATAAACCATTGAAAGGTGATTTAAATTATTACTATGACGCTGATGATGATATTCAAAAGTTTCAAGCTGAACTAGAATATCATACAGTGCTAGTAGATACCCTTAAAGAAATACTAGATACCATTAGATGGCGACATCAGACTATAGGCAATATTATTAAATGGCGTAGTTTTGAGGCAGGAGTATAAATGGAATGGGATGACGATAGAATGGATATCATAGGACAGAATGGCAATGACGGCTTACACTATGAAAAAAGTAATAAGTTTAAAATAGCTTTTTCAGATTACAGTACCGACAAAGGATTCTTTCATGGGTATGATGAGCCATATAATAAAGTGTTCAGAGACTATAACCCCAGTAGTTTATTGGAAATAGGTGTTGGATTTGATAGAGTAAAAAATGGCAGGGACATTCCAGCCGGAGCTTCCCTTAGAGCATGGAAACAAATCTGGCCTAAGTGTAAGATTGAAGCAATAGATATAAAGGAGCAAGAAGACTTAGGGTTTAATATATTCGTAGGCAACTCAACTAATATTAAACTTGAAAATAACTATGATGTTATAATAGACGACGGATCACATCACTGGAAGGATCAGTTAGCTACTATTAAAAATTTATATAATAATTCTAATCTCTCATATGTCATTGAAGATATACAAGGGGAGTATAGTCTTAAAAAATTATTGGAAAATATCCCTGAACATATGCTAGAGAATTCTGTGACATTCGATTCGGTAGGTCCAATTAAGAGTTTTGGCTGGGGGAATATATATGAATATGATACTAATTTTAAAATAATGTTTTTATGGAAATAAAGATATCAGTCAGGAATAATGTTTATTTAAATGTAGATTGCGACGACAAGGGGTTACTACATGAATTAGCAGAGTTCTTTACATTCTATGTTCCAGGATATAAGTACATGCCGGCATTTCGTAATAAGATGTGGGACGGAAAGGTAAGGCTTCTCGATATGAGAAGTCAATCAATATACTCAGGCCTCTATGGCTATATTAAGGAGTTTACAAATGAGCGAGATCATTATATTACTATCGACGATTCTAATTCCCATTATTATGATAGACCTGACATCTATCATGATGACGATGTAGAATGGATAGATAACCTTCCACTATCAGCTGGTGGAAAGAAAATAACAGCAAGGAATTATCAGAAGGAGGCTGTGTCATATGCACTGAAGCATAGAAGAGGATTATTAATATCTCCTACTGCATCTGGCAAGTCATTGATAATATATCTTTTGATGAGATACTATCTTGAATATAATAAGAAGAAAGTATTATTAATTGTACCAACAACTTCATTGGTGAAACAAATGTACGGTGACTTTGCAGACTACTCTCAGTTTGATGAGACCTTCGATGTTAATTGTTGCCATCAGATTATGGCTGGCTGTGATAAGAATAACCAAAATGCTACAATATACATTTCAACTTGGCAATCAATTCATAAGATGCCAACTGACTACTTCCAGCAATTCGGAATGGTAGTTGGTGATGAAGCACATAACTTCAAAGCTAAATCGCTAACCAGTATACTTACAAAATGCACAGAGGCTTCATATAGATTTGGATTAACAGGAACTCTTGACGGGACACAAACCCACAAGCTAGTCCTTGAAGGTTTATTTGGTTCTGTCAAAAACGTAACAACAACAAAAGAATTAATAGATGCTGGCAATTTATCAGACGTAGAAATAGATATTATATTACTTAAGCATTCCCAAGAGATGTGCAAGTTATTAACCAAGGCTAAGTATCAAGATGAGTTGAATCATATAGTAACATATGAGCCAAGGAATAAGTTTATCAGGAACTTAGCATTAGATCAGGACGGTAATACATTGGTATTATTTCAATTTGTAGAGAAGCATGGTGTACCATTATTTGAAATGATATCGGGTAAAGCCCACAAAAGTAGAAAGATATTCTTTGTGTCTGGTAAAACTGATGCAGACTCCAGAGAAGAAGTTAGACGTATTACAGAGAAAGAATCTAATGCTATTATCGTAGCATCACTGGGCACATTCTCTACTGGTATCAATATTAGAAATCTACATAATATTATATTTGCATCACCGAGTAAGAGTCAGATTAGAATTCTTCAATCGGTTGGTAGAGTATTAAGAAAGAGTGACGATGGAAGGCCAGCTAAGATATTTGATATAGCTGACGATTTACACTGGAGAAGAAGAAAGAATTATACCCTTAATCATTCAGCTGAACGTATTAAGATATATGCAAAAGAGAGATTTAAATTTAAAATACACGAGGTAGATCTATTATAAATAACTTTATGGCTAAAACTAATAAACTTCCTAAAACATTAGATGACTTAAACGTAAGATATTTTAAGTTAATGTCAGGTGATTCTATTGTTTCCTATGTTCATGACTTGGATCCTGAAGATCATGGAGCTGTAGTTGGTTTAGAAGAACCGATGACAGTATCAATCGATCCAGAAGATCATTCATATATGCTTACTCCTTGGATGCCTTTCTCTAAAGGTATAGTACATTTACTAGATACGTATAATGTTATCATTGAATCCGATGTTGATACTGAGATTAAAGCTACATACATGAAGATTGTGTTAGATAGTTTAGAACCAGACTATGATGACCATGATGGTACTGTCCATTAGTCTAAAGCATCTATTCCCCTTCCCAGATATACATATCTTATTATATCATATAATCAAGGATTTGTAAAGGGTAACTTAGAGATATACCCTCATATCTCTTTCTGACTATATACAAACACCTCAAAATATGATATAATAGATAGTATTAACTACCAAAAATATATCATGCCAGAAAAAATAAAACCAAAAGACAAACCCCACTATGTTAACAACAGAAACTTTTCTTATGCAGTAGTAGATTATGTTAAAGAATGTTTAGATGCAGATGAGACATCAGATCCCCACCCAGTAGTCACCGATTATATTGCAACATGCTTTATGAAGATATGCGAAGGTCTATCACATAAGCCTAACTTTGTAAGGTACACATATAGAGACGAGATGGTTATGGACGGTGTAGAGAATTGCTTAAAGGCTATTCATAATTATAACATTGATGCCGCTACAAGGACTGGCCAACCAAATGCATTTTCATACTTTACTCAGATTGCTTTCTTTGCTTTCATTAGACGTATCACAAAAGAAAAGAAACAGGCTGATATCAAAATGAAATTCTTAGAGCAAGCTGACATTCAATCCCTCATTAGTTCTACTGATTGTAATAGTCAAATAGATCAATCATTCATTGACAGTATTAGAAATAAGATATCTAGAATCCATGATAAGGATGCAGCTATTAAAGATTTTGCCAAGGAAGAAAAGGCTAAGAAAAAGAAAGGACTTGAATTATTCACATGAAAAAACCAAACAGTATAAAAACTTTAGCAGTTGTTGGATATGGCATCTTAGGTAAGGCTGTATATAACGCATTATCAAATTACCACCAAATGGTTATCGTTGATCCGCCATTAGGCTATGACTATACAAACGATCGTAAGTGGGGGGAATGGACGGAAGAAAGTGTAGAAGGCTTTATAATTTGTTTACCCACACCAGAAGGTTTGAATGGGGAATGTGATGCTGGTTTAATAAGATATTATTTAGCTAACCTTCCTAAGAATATTCCTATTCTTATTAAGAGTACTATTAGCCCTGGGGTGTTATGTGAATTGGAAGAGAAATATAACTTTACATATTCTCCTGAATTCTTAAGGGAATCCAGTAACGTAGAAGATTTTAAGTCCCAAGAGTTTGCCATCTTTGCCGGTGAGAGTTCATTGATGTGGCATACCATAATGTCTGAAGGCGGTGTGATAATGAAAAAGGTTTCCTTCACCTCTATTAGAAGTGCTGCATATATTAAATATGTTATCAATACTTTCCTAGCTACTAAGGTAACCTTCTTCAATGAATTGTACGACCTATTTGCATCAGATCCTTCATTTGAAGATTTATGTGATATGATTGGTTTAGATAAGCGCATTGGTGATAGTCATATGCAGGTCCCAGGTCCAGATGGTAAACGAGGTTATGGTGGTATGTGTTTCCCTAAGGATACTAAGGCATTCGCCAACTACGCTAGGTCTCAGGGTAAACCATTAAAGTTATTAGAAAAAGCAATAGAACTTAACGAAGGAATAAGAAAAGTATGATAGAACTGTCTATGACCATTTATATTATAATAGCTGTATACGTATTATGGTAGGATTTACATGTAGCTCATTTGATTTATTACACGCAGGTCATGTGATGATGCTCAAGGAATGTTCTGAGAATTGTGATAAACTTATTGTCGGATTAAATGTTAATCCATGTAAGAATGGTAAATATCCAGTACAATCTGTGGTTGAAAGATATGTCCAGTTAAGTGCCATATCAGGAGTTGATGAAATTATTCCATACAACACGGAAGCAGAATTGGTTGACTTACTATTATTATGTCGTATTGATATAAGATTCATTGGTGAGGATTATAAAAATAAACCATTTACAGGTGATGATTTACCGATGGAAATATTCTTTAATATACGTGACCATAGATTTAGTTCATCAGGATTAAAGCAAGCCGTGCTTAATAATCTAGAAACAGAACATATCGAGGGTAATGTAGTAAAAGACAATGATACATATACAATCATTGATAATACTGAGTTGGATAATCTAACAGTAAGTACAACTACACTTAAGCCTGATATGGAAACCAAAGGCCACGAGCATCATGATATAGAAGAGGTATATACATTTTTATCTGGCACGGGCTTAATAGTAATAGATGAAGAAGAACATGATGTCGGAAGAGGTAAGACCCTTACAATACCAGCAGGGGCTTACCATAAAGTTTATAATAGATCTAAGCATGAAGACCTTGTGTTTATATGCGTGTTTAACGATAGGAGAAACCATTGAATATATTAATGACAGGTTCTGATGGATACATCGGTTCCCATTTAAAATTATACTTACGAGAAAGAGGTATTCATGTACAGGAGTATATCTTTGACATTAGAATGTTTAGCCATTATGCTTTAATAGATATTGATATGGTTATTCATCTAGCAGCACTAACAGGGGTTAGAAAATCATTCGATAAGCCAGAAGAATACTATGATATTAATGTTGAGGGCTCTCGTGCAATATTTAAACAATGTAAGAAAGAAGATATTCCAATTATCTATGCATCCAGTTCTAATGCAAAAGAGTGGTGGACAAATCCATATGCTATGACAAAAAAGATAATGGAAGAGATAGCTCCTGAAAATTCTATTGGCATTAGACCACACACCGTATATCCAGGTCGCCCTGATATGTTATATGACCAGCTAAAGAAAGATTCTAGTTGGGCCGGACCTATTAAATATATAAACGGAAACCATTACAGAGACTTTACTCATATAGAAGATTTTTGCTCTGCGGCCTTTACAATCATAGAAAACTATGATATAATAGACATAAAGGTAATAGATATTGGCTGTGGTAAATCCCAGAGTGTTTTAGAAGTGGCAAGGACCAGTGGCTGGGACGGAGAAGTGAGAATGGATCCAACACCGAAAGAACGTGAATCTACTGAAGCAGATATATCTACATTGACAGAACTAGGATGGAACCCCATACATGAAAATTGCTATATTAAATGATACACACTGTGGTGTAAGAAACTCTTCGGAAATATTTATGGAATACCAAGAGAGATTCTACCGTGATGTATTCTTCCCATATCTAAAAGAAAATACTATAACTAATATCTTTCACCTCGGGGATTACTACGACCATAGAAAGAATATTAACTTCAAGGCATTGCATCACAATAGAAAGATATTTCTAGAGCCGATGAAGGAGAGAGGTATTCATATGGATATTATACCAGGCAATCATGATGTATTTCATAAGAATACAAATGACCTCACAGCCTTGAAGGAATTACTTGGTTACTATACATCTAACGTTAGTATTATTACTAAGCCAACTAAAGTTAATGGGGTTCATCTAGTCCCTTGGATCAACAAAGAAAACTATGTTGAATACGTAGATTATATTAAAAAGAATGATGGCATATTAATGGCCCATTTAGAATTAGAGGGATTCGAAGTACTCAAGGGATTTAAACATCCGGATGGTATGAGTGCTAAGATTTTTAAAAATTATGACCAGGTACTATCTGGTCACTTTCACACGAAGTCCGAGGATGGGAATGTAAGATATCTAGGATCCCAGATGGAATTTACATGGAACGATGCACATGACCCAAAGCATTTCCATATATATGATACGGATACTAAAGAAATCACTCCGGTATTAAATCCGATTACCTTATTTGAAAAGGTATATTATGATGATACCAATGGAGAATTTAAATTTGATGTAAGTAAGTTGCATCAAAAATTTGTTAAGGTTATTGTTGAGAAGAAAAGTGATTCACTTGCCTTTGATCAATTCATTGATAGTATATCAGACCTTGACATACACGAGCTGAAGATTGTAGAAAACTTTCAGGAGTTCTTGGGGGCAAAAGTTGCAACAACCTTAGAGGATGTTGAGAATACTCAAGAACTAATGGATAACTATATAGATTCAGTTAATACAAATCTAGACAAAGGGAAGCTAAAAACCCTTATGAATAGTTTATATAATGAGGCGATAGACCAGGAGATACAATAATGAAAATAATATTAGCAGCAGTAGCAATAACACTAGCAATGATGGGGGTGGCAGATGCATCCCACCATGAACGTCATGCGAGAAGTTCCCATCAATTTGACATTGAAGATGCAATGAATAATAAGGGAATAGTACTAATGGCATTAGGTACAGCAGTATACTATTCGGAATTCTGTGCAGGATTAACCGGTAGAGGTAAGATGTATTTAAAGAAAGCTATTAAATTACATGAAATTGACTTCAATACAATGGGAGAAGATAAGGACTATAAAATCGGATATAGAACAGCAGAGAGTTACCCAACATGTGGCAAACTTAGATTTGCTATTTCCGATGCAGGTCTTGGAGCTATGATACGATGATAGAATTTGTATCACTAAGATACAAGAACTTTCTTTCATCTGGTAATAACGAGATATCCATTCGGTTAAACCAGAGTAAGTCTACATTGATTGTAGGCCAAAATGGTGCAGGCAAGTCAACTATATTAGATGCCTTGTCATTTGGGTTATTCGGTAAACCGCATCGTTCAGTTACTAAGAAACAATTGATCAACTCAGTTAATAAGAAAAATGGTTTGGTTACAGTTGTTTTTAATACCGCAGGTCATGAGTTTAAAATCGTTAGAGGTATTAAACCTAATATATTTGAGATATGGCAAGATGGTTCTATGATAGACCAGAGTGCTAACATGCGAGACTACCAGAAGTTTCTAGAGCAAAATATCCTTAAGCTTAATCATAAGTCATTCCACCAGATAGTAGTACTAGGTTCATCATCGTTCGTTCCATTTATGCAGCTTAAGCCTAAGCACAGACGAGAAGTCATTGAGGATCTCCTTGATGTGTCAATCTTCTCTAGTATGAAAGGTATTCTAAAGGACCGTACGACATCAATCAAGGGAAAATTAAAAGAAACAAAAGCCCTACTAGATATTGATAAAGGTAAGCTAGCCTATCAAAGTAAGTATATTACCAAGATGGAATCATTAAATAAAGCAGCAGAGGCTTCCAATGATGATAAGATACAGCAAATAGTAGACCAGCTATCAAAGCAAAAAAACTTAAGGACTAATCTAATGTCAGAGCTTAGATCATTTCCATTAACATTAAATGAAGACTTAGCGGCTCTGATAAATTCTAGGACTAGCTTGGAAGAACAGAAAGGTGAAGTAACATTTAAGGTTACTGATATGGTTAGGGAAGCTAAGTTTTTTGATAGTCATGATATATGTCCTACGTGTTCACAAGATATTACTAAAGATATAAAGGATGATAGAGTTAAGACTATTAAGGATTCAGCAACTGTACTGAGTAGAGTTATGGGTGATATCGATAATGAATTAACAACTAATTTATCTGACCAAGGATCCTTAGTTAGTAGAATGGATAAGCTTAGAACCTGTACAAATAGTTTAGAGTGGACGGACAATCAGATAAAGACATATGAAGATGGCATTGAGAATTTGGGTACTGTTAAAGATAGGGTAGATTTATCTGGGGAATATGGTGAACTTAAATCTCTCCAAACTTCAACTGATGAATTCAGAGATCTATATGATGAGTATTCTGATAAGTTAATGTATGCAGATATTGCTAAGGAGATGCTTAAGGATACTGGCATTAGAACAAAGGTAGTACGTGAATATCTACCAGCTATGAATCTATTGATTAACCAATACCTTCAGACCCTTGATTTCTTTGTACACTTTAATCTAGATGAGAACTTTGATGAGACAATCAGATCACGCCATCGTGATACATTTGTATATGCTAATTTCTCAGAAGGCGAGAAGATGAGAATAGATCTATCATTATTATTTGCATGGCGCCAGATTGCTAAGATGAAGAATTCAACTAACACAAATTTATTAATCCTAGACGAGACATTCGATAGCTCTTTGGATAATGATGGGGTAGACAATTTAATGAAGATATTATATTCATTGGATAAAAATACCAACACCTTTATAATATCACACAAGCCAGATGTATTAGAAAGTAAGCTAGATGAGAAGATAACATTCAAAAAAATTAATAACTTCTCTAAATTAATTTTGAATTAATTCAGAAAATACCCTTTACAAACCCATGAAGGTATGATATAATAGACATATACAAATTAACAAAAGGTCCTTATATTATGAATTTTAACTCTCAAGATTATTTAGCTAAATTACTTGCTAAAGAAAACCTAACCGTTCAACACGGAAATTATTCAACAGCATCATTTGATGTTATTAACCGAGTGCTTAGATTGCCTCTATGGAAAGATAAAGGCAAAGATGTTTATGACCTATTAGTTGGACACGAGATAGGCCATGCCCTATACACACCGGCTCAGGGATGGCATGATTCCCCCGAGGAATTCGATGATATCCCCCGCTCTTACCTCAATATCATAGAGGATATCAGGATTGAAAAACTAGTTCAAAGAACTTATCCGGGAATAGTTAGGGCATTTAGATCTGGTTACAAAACACTCTTTGATGATAACCTATTCGGCACACAAGACCGTGATATGACTAAGGCTGCCTTCATGGATAGATTAAATATCCATTCTAAAGGCCGTGGTTATTTCCCGGTTGAATTTTCTGAGTCAGAACAATTATTCGTGGACTTAGCAATGGGTGTTGAGACATGGGAAGATGTTTTAAATGCTTGCCGAGAAATTAAAGATTTTATTGATAACCGCGAGGATTATGAAGATGAGAGAGAAGAAGAAATTTCAGAAGGTCAGGGTGATGAAAATGAACTTGAGGAAGAGGGTGAAGAATCCAACCAAGCCTCAATGCCAGGAGATGATATGGGAGATGATGGAAATGATACAGAAGGTTCTGAAGGGGAACCAGTCCTAGAAGATTCTGATACACTTACTGATGATGTCTACCGTGAAAATACTAGAGATCTATTAGATTTAAGTGAAGATGGAACCCAACCTAAATATTCATCGGGCATATCAAAGGAAGCAATAAAAGCTATGCTTATTCCTTACAAAATATTAAAAGCTGATCGTGATAAATACCCAACTCGTTATAATAATGAAGCAATTCTTAAGGATTACAAAGAAGAAAAAGATTCAATTAATACTATTGCTAACCTTATGGCTAAAGAATTTGAAAGAAAGAAGGCTGCCTTCCAATACTCTAGAAGTCTCGAGTCAAAAAAGGGTTCTTTAAATGTTAACAAACTTCACCAATACCAATACTCAGAGGATATATTCCAAACGGTTACTACACTGGCTAATGCTAAATCCCATGGAATTGTTATGTTCATGGATCTCTCTGGTTCTATGTCTAGAATTTTAAGTGATGTTGTTAAACAAACAATTACCATTGCTATCTTTTGCAAAAAGGTTAATATCCCTTTCGAAATTTATACATTTACTTCTGGTGCTAATTTATCGGAAGAGACAAACTATGTTCCAATTGGAAATACATTGGATGGGATGGAAAGATTAAAAATCGTGGAAGTTATTAACAGCAAAATTAAGAAGAGAGAATTCAACAAGGCTTGTGAGGATTTATATTCAATCGCCCACAACGGGAGTCACTGGGACTACGGTGTTACATACGGTGAACGTTCTGAGTATGATAGATTAGGTTCTACCCCATTAGTTCAAACTGCCATGGCCGCTAAAGATATTGTTAAAAAATTCCAAATGAGAAATCAAATTGAAAAAACAAATATCATTTTCTTAACTGATGGGATGGCCGATACGGTTCAACCACAATGGGATTCATTGGCTGATATCGAAACACCTTGGGGAAATGGCATAGTCATGGACTTTGCTGGAAAAAAATTAAAGACTGATTCAATTTATAATCTTTACTCTATGGTTATTAAAAGACTTGGTGAGGTTACCAATGCTAATGTGATTGGGTTCTTCTTGGCCGAGGATAAATATGATTTCCAAACTGCTATGCCAGATAAATTAAAATGGGACTTCAAAAAAGAATTTGCTGCTTTCAAAAAGACAGGGATCCTAGATCTAAAAAAATCAAATGGATATGATGACTATTTCATTATCAAAGTTGGGAATTCCAGAAAGGCTGATCAAGAATTTGAAGTTAAAGATAAGGGTGCCGGAATTGCTATCCGTGATGTTAAACGTGAGTTCAGAAAATTCAATAAGAATAAAAAGCAATCACGACAAATTGTTAACAAGATAACTGATGCGGTGGCTGCATAAAAAACTTTGAAAAAACTTCTAAGATTACCCTTTACAAATCGATCAAGGTATGATATAATAGACATATAAAATAAAAAATTAAAATAAAAAGGAGCTATATAATGAATAAAGAATTAATTACAAAATTAATCAGTGAAAATCCTAACCAAACAAACTTTAAAGTTGCTCAGATTAAATCAGCAGCCCTTGAGATAGGCCTAGATCCTAATCAAGTTTCTAGAGAAATTAGAAAAGATTCACCTAAGGTTTCCCGTGGTGTTTACAACTTAGAAACTATGATCAGTCCATATAAAAATAAATCAACTGTTGTGAAAAACATCGGGGTTTCATCGGTATCAAACAATGAAGTCTTTGTCCCACAAAGAGATAATACATTTGTTGAGTGGGGTAACTTCAAAGATGTTTTTAAAATTATTAAATCTGATATGTTCTACCCAACCTTCGTGACTGGATTATCCGGCAACGGAAAAACATTTATGGTTGAACAAGCATGTGCCAAAGCTGGCCGTGAATATGTCCGAGTTCAAATCTCACCTGAGACTGATGAGGATGATTTAATCGGTGGCTTCCGTTTACTAAACGGTGAAACGGTTTTCCAAAAAGGTCCAGTGATCAAAGCTATGGAAGCCGGTGCTATCTTATTAATTGATGAAATTGACCGAGGCACTAATAAGATCATGTGCTTACAGGGTGTCCTAGAAGGCAAGCCAGTTCTAATTAAAAAGACCGGTGAAGTGATTACCCCTGCTAAAGGATTTAATATTCTAGCTACTGCTAATACAAAAGGCAAAGGATCTGATGATGGCCGATTCACCGCTGCCACTATCTTGGATGAAGCATTCCTAGAAAGATTTACTATTACCGTTGAACAACCTTACCCAGGTGTTAAGACTGAGCAAAAGATTCTTCAAAAACATATGGAAAAATTTGAATGTGTCGATCACGAATTCAAAGAACTATTAGTTGGATGGGCCGATACAATTCGTAAAACATTTGAAGATGAGGGTGTTGATGAGGTTATCTCTACACGCCGTCTATGTCACATCATCCAGACATACTCAATCTTTGAAAAACGTGACAAGGCAATTGCTTTATGTGTTAACCGTTTCGATACAGATACCAAGGAAGCATTCCTTGATCTTTATACTAAGGTTGATGCTACAATTACTTCAACTGGGTCATACCCAAATAATTCATCAACAACTGATTATGACTTATAAATACAATTTAATAATAATGATTTTTAATATGGAGCTAGAATTGAATGAAACTAAGTACTGAAACCGTTGAGGTTCTAAAGAACTTCGCAACAATCAACAGTAACATCGCCATCGGCGGTGATACATCAATCAAGACAGTAGCAATTGCCAAGAATGTTATGGCAAAGGCACCTGTAAATGAAACCTTTCCCTACAAATTCGGTGTCTATGATTTAGGTGAATTCCTATCTGCATACGGCATGTTCGATGATCCGGAATTGGATTTTGATACCAACGAGAAATTTGTTACTATGACTAGTAATAATTCCTCAGTAAAATATTTCTTTTCAGACGTTGAGAACTTAATTACATCTGACAAAGATGTTGTTATGCCATCGATTGAATTAGAATTTACATTGACTAATGGGCAAATGAATTCACTGAGACGTGCATCTGCTGCCCTGAAGTCTCATGACATTACCGTCGTTAGAGACGGGGATAAGTTAAACGTATCAGTAACTGATATTACAAATGTTACCTCTAATAAGTTTACCTTAGAGGTTGATAATTGTTCTATCAATACTGATGAACCATTTGAATTTGTTTTTAATATTAACAATTTCAAATTTAATAGTTCTGATGAATTCAAGTTTGGGGTATCCTCAAAAATGATTGCATCAGTAGAAGCGGCCGGTATTGATTACTGGTTAGCATTAGAAAAATCATCTAAATATGGAGTATAGAAAATGAGTGAAGAAAATCAAGCAGTAGAAGAAGCAGAGGTAGAAGCAGGTATCGGTTTACAAGACATCGCAGCCTGTGTACAGATTATCGATATTGTAACTAAGCGTGGTGCTTTTGAAGGAGCTGAGTTAAGTGATGTTGGTACGGTGAGAAATCGTTTATCAGCATTCCTTGAGGCTAATAAACCAGCCGAGACCGAAGCTGAAACCAAAACTGAAACAGTTGATGCTGGAGGCGCAAGTGAATAGTAACCCAGAAGACCACCAAACAACATCATGGAAGTTCGTTATTCATAAAAATGAAAATGGACTTTATCATGTAGCAGAAGAATACTATGACGAAAAAGGTAAGGTTGAAGGATGGACAGAAGGAGAGATTCTTTTAGTTGAGGAAAAGGCAGATCTGATTCCATTACTTGAACAGGCCCTAAAGGATTTATCTCAAGAACCTACTTAGATTACCCTTTACAAATGCCATACTTTATGATATAATATGTATATATTAACAAGGAAAAAATTATGATACAAAGTGACGCGAAAGAAGTAATGATGGTAATCAGAGACATGTCTTTATCAATGACAAGAATCGAAAGCGAGAAGGATTTTATCAAGGAGTCCATTCTCGAGCTGGCTGAGAAGCACGACCTTAATAAGAAAGATCTTAGGAAGGTTGCGACAATCTACCACAAACAAAATCTGGCTGAAGTACAGGCATCTAATAACGAGGTAGAAGATTTATATGAAACCTTAGTTGTTGGAACCAGAGGCTAAACAATAATTATATCATGGAGAAAGTGAATGAGAAATGACTTCTTGTGGGTCGAAAAATATCGACCAAAGACTATTAACGAGTGTATTTTAGACAGCTCCCTAAAAAATACTTTTAACGATATTATAAAAGGAAAAGAGCTACCTAATATGATGTTCACCGGTACTGCAGGAGTCGGAAAGACTACTGTTGCCAGAGCACTTTGCAATGAATTAGGACTCGACCATATCGTAATTAATGGATCTGAAGATGGCAACATTGATACTCTCCGTGGTAAAATAAAACAGTTCGCTTCAACTGTTTCATTGCAGGGCGGTTATAAAGTAGTCATATTAGATGAGGCTGACTACCTTAACCCCCAATCTACTCAACCGGCTCTTCGTGGTTTCATCGAAGAGTTCTCAAACAATTGCAGGTTTATTCTAACCTGTAATTTCAAAAACCGTATCATAGAACCTCTACACTCTAGGTGTTCTGTGTACGAATTTAATATAGGCGACAAGGCTGTAATGGCTGGGGAATTCATGGTTAGACTTAGTGATATCCTACGAACCGAAAACGTAAAAGCTGATGCACCGGTTATTGCAGAACTCATAATGAAGTTCCTGCCTGACTGGAGAAGAGTTATTAATGAGTGCCAGAGGTATGGAATATCTGGCACTATTGATTCTGGTATCTTGGTTACCCTATCTGAAACATCTCTCAAAGGTTTAATGGCTGATCTAAAGTCCAAGAACTTTAAGAGTATGAGGAGGTGGGTTACTGACAATATTGATATTGAATCCGCTAAAGTATATAGAATGATATATGATAACATGGTAGAATATGTTCAACCACAATATATACCACAGTTAGTCATAACGCTTGCTGAGTACCAATACAAAGATGCATTTGTTGCTGACCATGAACTGAATACTGTTGCGTGTCTTACCGAGATTATGGCTCAAGGACAATTCAAATGAATCCATTTATATTCGTAAGAGCAATTAATACCAGCAAGAAAGATGTGATGGAAGATGAGAAAGACTACAATGCCTTTATGGTTAACCGTAGTTTATCATACTTTCCTGACACAGTCATCTATGCAAATGAAATGAATCAACATGCTCACCTAGATAATAGGCTCCAATTCGACTTTCTTATAAATATTATTAGAAAGAGAAAGCGCTTCTCAAAGTGGAACAAAGCTTCTGAGTCTAATGATATCCGTGCCGTCAAAGAGTACTATGGTTACTCAAATGAAAAGGCCCGTGACGTTCTTCCGCTTCTTTCTAAAAATGAATTGAAGTTTATAAAGGAAAAAATAGATCATGGTGGAACAAAACGATGAGCTGGTTAACTGGAACCCCGACATGATGTTGGAAGTTATATTAGCACAACCAGACGACTTTCTTAAGATCAGAGAAACCCTAACACGCATGGGTGTGGCATCTAAGAGAGATTCAAAACTATATCAATCTTGTCATATACTACATAAGCAAGGACGATATTTCATAACACATTTCAAAGAATTATTTTTGTTGGATGGAAAGCCATCTAACCTAACTGAGAATGACTTAGGCCGTAGGAATACTATTGTACAGCTTATGTCTGATTGGGGATTACTTGAGTTGGTTGAACCTATTGGTGAGACTGCCCCATTAAATCAAATCAAAATAATTTCACACAAGGATAAAAGCAATTGGGAATTATGCCCTAAGTATAATATCGGCATAAAATAATACATTATGATAAAAGCATTTTTTGGTGGGTACGATAAAGTATATGCCTGGTCGACTCTAACATTTCTTTCGTTATTAGTTGGATTCCAAGCATACTTAACAAGACAGTTTAATGATTGGTATAAAGTCTTCTATGACTCCTTAGAGAATAAGGACCAAGCGGCTTTCCTAGAAAGCTTTATTAATCGAGGCGATTTTCTATTATACGACGTCACGACATGGGGATTTATTCCTCTAGCATTACTATCAATATTAATGTTTGCTTACACTCAATTCATAGGTAATCGATTCAGCTTTAGATGGCGTGAAGCTATGACTAAAGAATATTTGCCTAGATGGAAGATGATGGATAACCATACAGAAGGTGCAAGTCAACGTATCCAAGAAGATACTAGGAAATTTGCATGG